CTGATGAAGTCATTGCGACAATCAGTTCAAATGCTGTATCTGTGTATGCCAACGACGGATCGACCATCCTGTTCAAAGGTCTTTCGGCTTAACATTTAAGGAAAACCATGTCTGCAATCATTGTCCAAAAGGGTGACCTCAGCCCTTCCGCATTCTCCAACAACAACACGAACAATGCCGGTGGAATTTCGGTGCGTGTTGACACCGGTTCCGTTGTCAAAACTGCAATTGATTCAGCGGTATCTGCGGCTGCAACACCTGATGCCACAGATACCGTCAAAGGTAAAGTTGCGCTGGCTGTTGCTGCAAACCATCCAAGCACTTCCGATGACGAGGCCGTGACGCCTGCATACCTGAATGCGAAAATCGCTGCACTGCCCGCCGACAAGTACGTGTCCGGTATTCAGTCCTACAACGCCGCCACGAACACGATCACGTTCCAGTTGGCCGACGGTTCGACATCGACAGCCAACGCCAGTGCTCTGGTGGCTGATGCTGTGGCTGAAGCACTGGCAGGCATCAACGTGTCACTGTTGGCTAACGACGGTACAACCATTCTCGGCTACATCAAACCATAAGGAGTCGCCATGAGCGTTTCTATTATTCAAAAAGCCGATCTATCGACCACATCGTTCTCGAACAACAACAGCAATTCCGCTGGTGGTATTTCGGTGCGTGTGAATGCGGGTAGTGATGTTGGTAATGCAATCAGTGCTGCGGTCAGTGCCGCCCTCTCGCCTACCACCATTGCAACATCTATTGCAGGTAGCACTGTTGCTCAAGCAACCTTGGCTGCTTGTATTGCTGATGATCTCAATGCCACCGCTGCCGAAACCATCGCTGGCATTGAGGCTGTGAAGTTCGTCTCGCCTGATGACTTGAAGGCTACACTTGCCGCAAATTCCGTGTACCCCATCACGGTTGACGCGAGGATCAAGGCGGGTGTCACCAGTATCAACACCATTGCTTCGACAACCTTGGCTAGCGTCACGTACCCTACAAGTGCTGGTCGGATGCTTTTGGGGCCAGACTCTTTGTCGGGCGCGGGTGGTGGAACCTTTGCCCTGATTGGTTCGGCGAATACGGAAACCGCCAATCAGGGTGGTGTTCAGGTCAGCCATACCACAGGCGCTAGAACCGAGTTCTTTGGTGGTTCAAACGGTGGCGCTGACGTTCGCGTGGACGGCGTACTTCGTGTCGGTATACCAAGTCTTTCAGTTGTTGGCGCACATTTCTCGATGGCTCAGGGAAACTATATCACCCGTGATGCCGATATCTTGTCTCTTTCTCATATCAGTACAGGTAACGCCCTTGTCCTGCGTTCGAACGGTGGTACGACGGTGGGAACCATCGTCGTGTCTGGTTCTGCCACGACATACAACACGGTTTCCGACTACCGCCTGAAGACTGTCGATGGTCCTTTGACCACCAGCGGCGCGTTCATTGACGCTCTGCAACCAAAGATCGGTGAGTGGAAAGCTGAACCCGGCAATAAGTCGGCGTTCTTCTTGGCTCACGAAGTGCAAAAAGTCAGTCCATCTTCGGTGCATGGTGAGAAGGATGCCGTGGACGAAGAAGGTAAAGCCGTGATGCAGTCGATGGAATACGGTTCTGCCGAGTTCATCGTCAACATCATCGCTGAACTGCAAGACCTGCGCAAGCGTGTCAAGAAGTTAGAGGGCAAGTAAAGCCTGAAGCGCCTTGCAAGTGACGCATGGCTCATAGCCATGAAAGTCGGCAGGGCGCTTTGGATTGGAGGTTCCCACTTATGACATACGCCATTTACCTTGCCGCCTACCTCGCCGTCGGTCTGGTGCTTTTCTACATCCTGTTCCTTTCATACGTGTTTGTGATGGGCGTCAAGCGTGTGCGCGACCGAGGCACGCTGACCAAGTTCAGTTACACCCTGTCGCTGCCCATTCTGGCAATCGGCATTCTGATTGACGTGCTTGTGAACCAGCTTTACATGTCGTTCATCTGCTTGGACTTCACCCATATCGGCACGGTAACAAGCCGCATGAAGCAGTACAAGTACGATGACAGCGCCACCGATTGGCAAAAGGCCGTGTCGGCATGGATAGAATCGCACATCGACGATTTCGATGACACGCCGGGTGGACACATCTGATGAACCCGATCCTCACTCGCTCCATTGCCGCACTGGCTGCTGCTGCTGCCGGTCTTGCTGCCTTGCCTGAACCGGAGACACCGAAAGACCTGAGCAACTATCAGCAACGGTGTTCTCAGGCTCTGGCCTACTTTGTCACTCAGATTCCTCAGATCGACAAGGGGCGACATCAAGTAACGATGGGGGAAGCCCACAGACCATCATGGGTGGCCGCTGAGTATGCCAAAAAAGGTTTGGGTATCTCCACTAGCCTGCACATCAGTAGGCTTGCTGTAGACCTGAATCTTTTCGTGGATGGGGTGTATCAACCCAACGGCACGGCTCACAAGCCACTGGCTGAGTTATGGATGCAGATCGGTCGATCGTTCGGTGTGGTCCCTGCTGCCGGGTACTACTTTGGTGATGGCAACCACTACTCGTGTGCATGGGGTGGCCGTAAATGAGCCGGTTCACTGTCATTGCTGCATCGGTCATCATCACCTCTGTCACACTGGCTGCTGCCGGGTGGAAGGTCTACACTCTCGGGCGCACAGATGGTCGGTCTGCTGTGCAGGCTGAGTGGGACAAATACAAGCTGGATCAAAAAGATGTTGTTGAGAAAGAAGTCGCAAGGCTGCAAGGGATCAAGGATGCCGCACTCAAAGAGTCAAACGCCCGTGCGCAACGTAACGCTGTGGCTGCTCAGTCTGCTCGTGGTGAGCTTGACAGGCTGCGTGGCACCCTTGCCCTCACAACCCGTGCCGATGCGCCTTCCTGCCCCTCCAGTGCTGTCCCAGCCAGCACCACAGCAGCCGTACTCTCAGAGTGTGCAGGAGAGCTTGTTGAAATGGCGCGAAAAGCTGACGGCCACCTCAACGACTCCCTGACACTTCTGAAGGCGTGGCCTGTTCAGCCTTGACTTTGGCGATTGCTGCTTCGCACTTACGCAGTTCTCCTTCGTTGATTTAAAAGTTACTCAAGCACCACGGATTCACAGACCACCTGTGACCAGTAGGTGCCACAGTACAACCCAATGCCAGCGTGAGGGGTGGCCTTGCACATGGGCAGGCTGATCCGCTTGGCGCTCTGCTTCTGTGCATTGGTCATCAGTTCCACCAATGCTTTTTCTTCGGTTGGTGACGGCTGAAAAATGAAGTTTCGGCACGATGAACCGACAATCATGTTGATCCGGTTTTCCTGTGTCACTTCGACAGCAGAGTCTGTGACCTCAATGGCTTCGGCATTGCCACCGATCAGGAATAGGGTAAAGATGCCTGCGAGGTAGAGTTTTGATTTCAGTGAGATGGTGTTCATGTCTTTTTCCATTCGGTTTTAGGTTGTTTGTCAAATCGTTCTGTTGGGTAAGGGCAGTTCGCTGGCACATCTACTCTCACCCATATCGCTTCGTACTGTCCACGGCTGTTGCGGTGCTTTGACCACCGGTCAACGTAAACATCTGGCATTGCCTCCAGACAATGGCGCACGGTTTCGGTCTTGCCGATTTCGAGAACCCCCCGAATCGCCTTTGCAGTGAGCCCATCGGGATGCTGCTTAAGCAACTCACGAATGCGTGGATGGTGTGGTTTTTTCACAGCGTGTCCTTCCCCAACTGCGCGAGTTCATGCTGCAGTCGAGCAATGCGGCGCTCACAAATCTTGATGGCTGCTCGTTCACCTTCAAGCTGTGCCTGACTGCCTGCAATCGTGGCTTCGATGTTCTCGGCTGACATAGCGTGATCAAGTCGATCATGCTTTGCCTTGTCAAGTTCCGACATGAGACGCTTTTGAATGTCGCCGTGTTGGTTCATGTTTGCCAAGAATGATGTGATTTTCATGAATTACTCCGATTGGTTGTTGATGAGGACTTCAGTGTATCACAGCTTTTCGGTTTTGTGCTACATCAGTGCAAAAATTTACAAACGAGATACGCGACACCGGCAATCCACAGTGTGACGGCTGATCCCAAAAGTAAGGTGATGCTCACCACATCGCGCTTTGTCAGCGAAACTCCATAATCCTCATACTTGCTCATCTCAAACTCCTTTTTGTTGACGGTACATTTTCACTGCGTTGCGCAACCCGGACTGAGTTGCGGCTTTCTCATCAAGCGCCAGAGCCTGTGCCTGATCGAGTGTGTCGAGCATCAGGATTCGGTGGCACATGACCGGGTGGTCCTGACCTTGACGGTGCAGGCGTGCATTCAACTGGTCGTACAGATCGAGGGACCAGTTCAGGCCGAACCACACAACGTGTCGCCCGTTCTTCTGAAGTCCGTCGATCCCGTGTCCGGCGCTTGCTGGATGGCAGATCATCAAGCGGCAGGCACCTGAGTGCCAACTGTTCATCGCCTCGACAAGTGACTTCTCCGACTTGCAGTCGGTCAGGTTGATCGGCTTGAGTACCTTGAATCGCTCCATGATCCGTTCAGCATCAGACCTGTAGGCATACGACACCAGCACAGGGGCACCCTGAGCCTCGTCGATGATGTCCTCAAGGGCATCCAGCTTCAGGTCGTGTACTCGCTCCCACATGGGGGCACCGGCAATCGGATAGACCGCGCCGTTGGAGAACTGGAGAGCCTTGTTCGTGAGCGATGCTTGGTTGAACACCTCAAGGCTTGTGCCACTATCAAGCTGCAAGAAGAAGTCCTTCTCCATCTTGTCGTAGATGATGCGCAACTCAGGCGGCATTTCGACTTCGACGTTGTTGATGATGAGGTCGGGCATCTTGAGATAATCGGCAGCAGACATCTCCAGCGTGATGTCACCGATCAACTGCTTGATGGTGTTCTCGGTGTCATCGTAGGGCACCTCTTTGAACGGGCCTTCCTTGCGGTAGAAACGCTGTTTAAAGGCGGTTTTGAACTCCCCGAGTCTCTTACCCTTGTCCACCACAAGAAACTGCCCGTGGAGGTCTTTGAGGCCGTTTGAGGCAGGTGTTCCCGTGAGTCCTGTTGCCCACTTGAAGTGAGGCAGGATTTTGCGCACAGCCTTGACTCGATCAGTCGTGCTGTTCTTCATCTTGCTGATCTCATCCCACACCACACCGTCGAACGGTAGAGGCAAGTCCTTCTTGATGTAGTAAGTCTGCAACGCCTCCGAGAGCCATTTCAGGTTCTCGTAGTTCGTCAAGTAGATGTCAGCAGGGCGCATCAGGGCACGGGTGCGCTGGTCCTTGTTGCCTGCAACCATGCTGAAGGTCAGGTGCTTGGACTGTGCCCACTTCAATGCTTCTTGCCGCCATACAAGTCGGCAAACACGGATCGGTGCCACGATGAGCACGCCCTTCAGGAACTTGACATTCAGCAGGTGAGCCACACTGGTCATCGTGATGACAGTCTTGCCTAGCCCCATCGACAACCACAGCATTGTCTCAGGGTGTGAGCACTGGTGGTTCACGGCACGCTGCTGGTATGCGTGCAGGTCGCTTGGTGATCGCATCATTTCATCCAGTCTGGTAGTTGGAGAGCAGCATGGATTCGTGCCCGTGCAATCTCCATGTATTCAGGGTCACGTTCGATGCCGATGAACTGGAATCCTTCAAGCATCGCGGCCTTGCCTGTGCTGCCGCTGCCCATGAATGGATCAAGGACGACACCACCGGGCGGGGTGACAAGGCGGCATAAGTAGCGCATAAGGTCGGTAGGCTTGACCGTTGGATGGCTGTTGGCGCGGGCAGTATTCATTCGATTTCCTTCTGAACGCCC